CTTGCCGGCATGCCAACGATCGTGTGAATCTTCGCGCATGGTGTGCTTTTTAGTTCCGTCGAGGATCTTACGTTTGAAATTGGTTTCGGTTCCCCAGGGGAATTTTTTTTTATATCCAAGTATCATGTTGATTGATTTATACAGATTAAGAGAATTGATTTATACAGATTTAAGAAGGATTTACACAGATAAGAAAAAAAATAAAGGAGTGGGTTCATCACCTCCCTGAGACTTCGGGCACATTACTAAAGATTCACTATCAGATGTAAATTTAGATTATTGTCTCACTTCACTCCTATCGACACTGAACGCCTTCAGTGTTTTTTAATATCATTTTTATGGGGACATCGGGGACGATACGGACACTGAATTGAGGACATAACATGCGATCGCGATAAAAGTGATCATGAGTATGGCCAGGACAGCGTATTTATAGCCATCCTTTATATGGGTTTTTTTCATAATACTGGTTTTTTATTGAGATCGAGTGACGGCTGTTGATCTTCTAACTTGGTAGGTTCATCGCCTGTAAGTTGTTTTTCGGATGGTTTAAAGATCGATTTATATCCGTTTGAGATAAACAGTTCGAGCATCATGGTGGCACGAGCGGCGTTGTTATCGCTTAGTCGTTTCAGACGTCCCAGCAATATGCCTTCCTGGCGGCTGCGTATTGAATAATTGTGGGTCTCGAGCATGTATTCCTTGTACGTTTTCCACATTTCAGTGAATTCAGAGGTTTCGAAAGGTAATTTGACTTCAATGGCTGCGATCGGATCGAGCAGGTGATCTATTTCATTGTGAATGCCTACGATTTCAGCCCATTTTTTTACCATTTTCGAAAATGCTTTTTGAATGCGAGAATCATTTACATTCTCGTTGAAGTCATTAATCATAAGGGTCATTTCGCCCATTTGCAGTGAATATTTGTCCCAACGTTGTTTCATAATTTTTTATCAAAGAGGTTATAGATATCAAGTTTTTCGGGATTTAGAAAAAGGTCAGCTTTCTTTTGTTCGAGGTATTTAATAAAGTACTCTTTTAATTTTTCAGGTTTACCGGTATGCGGATTGGTTATGCTCCACATGGGTATCATTTCATCGTGACCACTGTCACCATCATGCGGATATTCGAACCATACCGGTATGTCGGCCATTCGCACTTCAAGTCCCGCGTTACGGAATATTGCAATGGCATCCTTTTCCGTAAAATTCAAGTCTACATGTATCATTAATTAGGGATTAACAATGAGTGATTTTTGTGATTCGCGTTTGAATTCACTTTTGACTCCAGGGAACATACATCTCGGTTTTCCGAGGTCGTCGACAATCTGAAAACCACGCAGGGTGAGTATAATCGGATATTCTTTCCCTGCAGTTATATTATACATTTTGGTGCTTGGTACGTAAAATTTACGAACGCCATCAAAAACCAAATCATATTCGGGTACCCGTACATTTCCTCGGAAACAATGTCCGGCTGAGCTCCATTCGTGACGTATACCGTTGACAAAACCACGGACTTCGTAAATGAAGTCATTGTGTTTCTCAATGGCGGTAATTAACGCGCCTTGCATAAGGATTGCTGATTCAAATTCTTCTGTGCTGTGATTCATAATAAGTAAGTTTTTAGGAGAGATGATGTGTATGTAAAATTTTGTATTCGATACTTCCCCGACGCTTCGGGGAAGCCTTTAATTTTCTACGAATAATTCTGTTTCGGATTTTCGTCGGGATCGCGAACGCCGGATCCTGCAAAAATCGGTGGGATTAAGTGAAAGATCGACCACTATCAGGATCAAAATCATGGATGCTAATACCTGCCTTTTCCGCTCTGAAATTTGAAAGGAAATATCGAAAGTTTTACCGCAATACCACAGGACTAAATCGGAAAGTTTACTGAAGCCTAATTTTGCATACGCATTTTTCATTGTCGTTTCGACGGTGTAAATGCTTCGATGTGTTTTGTAGGCGACTTCCTTCTTTGACTCACCCAGGGCAATGCGTTCGACTATTTCGAATTCGGAACGGGATAGGGTTGATTCCATGTTATTTGAGGGCGTCGGTTGCCTGATTCTGTAATGATTTAATCTCTGTAATCATATTTATTGACTCCCGATAGACATCAATCTGTTTTCCTTTCAAATGATCGAATTCATTTGCCTCAAATGTGTTGTATACGGTTCTTAAAGAAACCTTGCATTTGTTAGCTAATACAGATAATTGTTTACGACTTGAAAGAAATTCCTGTATTTCGATCAAATTTTGTTTAAAAGTTTTTTGTTTATTTACCATTTTCTTTGTATTGTTTTATTATATTTGTCGGTTTATCTTTGCAAATCATATGTATTCTATAAGCATATAACAAACATGATGCAAATATATAGCAATGTTATATATTATGCAAATAAATATAGATATATTATAGTTAATAATTGCAAACATATTTTACATGTCAGTAAAAGAACGACTTAAAACATTTATTAAGTATAAAAATATACCTGTTCGGAGGTTCGAGGAAGTGTGTGACCTCTCATTTAGCTATGTAAACAACATACGAAAGTCCATTCAGCCGGATAAAGTATCGAACATTGCTCAACAATACCCTGATCTTAATACAGGATGGTTGTTGACTGGAGAGGGTGAGATGCTTAAAAATAGTAATCCGGAATTGTCACTGCACGAACCATCACCGGTATATGAAAAAATTGACAAGGATGAATTGATCAGAGAACTGCGGGACAGGGTGAAATTTCAGGAGGGTATTATTACGGAACTACTAACCAAACTAAAATAAACGATTATGAAAATCCTACTGAGTAACCCGGAGTTTGAAGAATTGTGGAAAACGTATAATGAATATTTGCTGGAGAGTCATGGAATAATCTTGAATTTTAAAGAGAAATGTGACCGACTGAATGAACTGGATATCCTTTCGGATAATAATCCGGCAATGGCTTATGAAATCCTTGAAATAATGATATGTAACGGCGAAATAATCATCAAAATGCCTAATGCTAACGAATTTGCATGATTTTTTTTGACTGAAAAACTGCGGCAAAATTGAGGCAGTAATTTTATAAATGGACTGTATATGAAAAATAATATAATTGATAGTGAGGGAGTTGGGAAATTTTTAAGTGTGGAATTTGGAACGGGGGAATCCCTCTCTCTCCGCTTATGTGTATGTAAAACGTTGTATTCCAAAAGAATGCAGCGTTTTTCTTTTTTGTACTGCGGCAGAAGTGCGGCAGTACATACCCTGAAAAGGGGTGCAAAAATTGAAGGCGTTGTAAAACAAAGAGTTAATAATTATTAAATCTTATTTTATGACTATTATCAACGACAATTTTGAACTGAATTATGAGCCGGCACGGATATGCAACGGTAAGGAATTGCTTATAAAATACTATGCCCGTAACCCTACTGACGGCAAAATGAAGCGGGTGGTGATGCGTTTTAACCACTTAAAAAAGAAGATGAATAAAACGGATATTAACCGGTTTATGCGTAAAATAATGAACGATATAAACGTAAACCTGGCTGCCGGGAAAAATCCGTTTGTCGAAGCGGAAATGCCTAAATCGTACGAAAAGCTGATCACGGCTACTGAAGAATTTTTAAAACTTAAAAAGCGGGATATGCGTCCGGATGGGCACCGGTCGTATACTTCCTACTGCAAAAAATTGAATGAATGGTTGATTAAACGGGGAATGACTGAATGCTTCGTGGCTTCGTTTACGCCGGAACTGGCCGTGGAACTGATGAACGAGCTGTCGATGAATGAGGGTCTGAATAACAGGACGTATAACAACCACTTTGTTTTTTACCGGTCGTTATGGAATTGGCTCATCGCGAATTATTACTGCAAAACGAATGTATTCGCGAAATTTGAGAAGAAACGGGAGGATGAGAAGTTTAGAAATGTGATCCCTACGAAAACACATGCTCTAATTGTAGCTTACTGCAGGGAATTTAAACCGGAACTTGAGATTGTGATTGACCTGGTACGAGCGGCGTTTATACGACCTTCGGAAATGTGCCTGGTTCAAATTAAAGAAATTGACCTGATCAACAAAGTGATTAATATACCGGCATCGAAGGCAAAGACTCATCATGCGCGATTCGCGTATCTTCCGGACTGGTTGGTGGATAAAATTAAACGTCATTATGTACTGGAGCGGATCCATCCGGATAGTTATTTTATTGCTTCAGCATTGCATCCGGGACCGGAACCTATTAACACGCGTACAATGGATAAGTACTGGGCGAAAATGAGGAAGGATATCGGCCTATCGATGGATATGCAGCTTTACTCCTACCGCGATACGGGTATTAATATTCTGGAGGAAAACGGGGTAGCTCGAAAAGTGATTATTAAACTGACTGATCATAAGACTGAAAAAATGCTGGGGAAATATATGCATCAACCGAGTAAGGAGTTAATTGAGGGGGTGGTTAGTCAAATAAAAGAATAATGAAAACGACCCCCGACCCCTAAAGGGGAGGAAGAGAAGAAAGAAAGAACCCCCGACCCCTAAAGGGGGGTAAGACCAGGAACAAAACATCCCCGACTCTCACGAGCAGGGGATGTACAAATAACACTAAATCTAACTATTATGAAAAAACATGTCGGGTAGTGGAAGAAAGTTTGAAGTTTGGAGTTTGAGTGTTTAAGTTGGGGTACGGTGGTGACTGTGCTGACCTGGATACCCAACTTTGTATATTATTAAATTTTGTACTATTCGGTCGATAAGACAGATATATCAATGTCTGATCGTTCAAGGTTATTGGGTTGTGACTGTTAGACAATAACGCTTTATTTATCATGTATCGGCCAGGGTCTATGAAGAGATTAGCGGTGGACGGTGGGGACTGTAGTGACAATGATACCTTGACCGGCACTGAAGCTGAATTTATGACTACCTGAGTAGATTGAAATTCAACAGCGATAAAATTAACCGGCATTACCTGATTGTTAGTTAGCAAACAGGGGGACGGTGGTGACTGGGATGACCGTGTGCCGGTACCGACATCGGCGACAATCGACATGGACAGGGCCAGTGTGATTGAGAGCAATACAATGAATTTTTTCATGTGAATGTTTTTAATGATTGTTACTAATTAATTGTAAGGCAAATTTCTAAATTATTTAAGAGCTAATAAAGGACAAATTTAATAGTGATTAACGATTAGTAATTAGTGATTAACTATTTGCGATTAATCCAACTTTTTATTTTTATCCAAATGGCTATAAATGGGATTTTACGGATAAAGAACATCGCGAATAGTCCGATAACGAAGCCTATTATTATAAATTTCCACCAACTCATTACCGGGGTTTCTTTGTTTTCGGTTTTAGAGGATAGAGATTTATTTATTTTTTGAATACTATCAATTTTTTGCTGCAACTCTTTTGTAAGGCTGATTTGAATATTGAGTTTATCGGTTAATGTTTCCTGTATCTTAATATCCTTTTGATTTGATTCTGTTTCGATCTTGGTTGTTTCTTCGATAACGGGTGGTTTACCGGTACCCGGGACAATGGGTTTTGAAGGATCGAATTTTGTTGTTTTGGTTTCGGTGACTTTAGATTTTGTTTCGGATGAATCGGTTTTTTTATCCATATTTTTAATGGATTGATCATTTATCGTTGCAGCCTGTTTTTCATCTGTTTTTTTTGTGACATTGGTTTCGGCAGCGATATCAGACTTAAGGGATGATTTCTCAAGTTTTTTTGTTCCTGAACATGAACAAAAGATAATTAATAAGATAAATATTGCTTTTTTCATAACCATCTTGATACTTTATAAATTTGAGTTTTTAATCTTCTTTTCTTGAAACAACCATTTCCTTCACGGCTGCCATCACGGTTGGTGTTTCCTTCGACAGTGACAGTGAACGAGCTTCCATACTCCCATTTATCGATAAAAAATGTATGAGCAATTCGTTTCATTTTGGGGAAGTAGATACCTCCTACATCGGCCATCTGTGGTGTTTTGCCTTTTCCGCGGGTATATATTACTTTTTTGGAGGGGAACCATACGGGAGAATAACCGCTGATTACGGTTACTACTCCGGCTTGTTTGAACGACCAACATACCAGGGCGGCACACCAGGGATCTCCTTTGCGGAGATGGCAGGATGCCAGGAACTGTTCGACACGCGTGCCATCGTTGTGACCTGTGAACTCCTTTACTCCTATTTCGGCAGTATAGATATCGTGTACCTTGAGCTGAATTAACCCCGGCCGGCTATTAATATTTTGGCTAATTGCGACAAAATGTACAGCAAACCAAAATATACTGAGTAGGATAAAATAATTCTTTGCCATGGTGTTAAGTTTTTAAAATCGTTTTTCATGTCGGTTTGGAGATACTTTTGAAAGGTAGAAAAGGCTATTCCGAGCATTATCCAGCTGGTGGATACGAACAGAATGAAAATAAAAATGGTGAAAATTGGGATCTGGAATACACCGGCATCGAAAAGGGAAGCCGTGGGATCCCATGTACGAAGTAGTCCGGCACTGAATAACCATACGGCGATAATTACTGTAAGAGTGAAAAATTCGTGGTACTTTTTGAAGAATCTTTTAATTGCTTTCATAATTTTTTTTATTTTATTGCGGTTACTATTTTGGAGATATCTGTTACATAATCATGTCCTCCGCGGAATGCCATTATCAGAACGAGCCCGATAAGAAATAGCATTACTTTCACTAATTTGGGATTATCGGCAAGGGATAGGATGGGTTTGAGAAGATTGAAATTTTTCTTTACACCTTCGCGGCAAAGAAAACAATCGTTATCGACGGCAGTTTTCATTACTGAAATAGCTGATAATATTTGCTGATGTCTTTTTTCGGCATCTGCTTTCATTTCAGATAGTTCCCGGTCAATACCTATAGCCAGGTTAACTACAACTTTGGAATATGAACTTTCGTCGTTTCCAAGAATTGTTTTTGTGGTTTTCTCAAACTCGTCGCCCATTGTGAATATGTTTTACGTGAATTTATATTCCATTTTAGTTATGAATGTGATCTTTTAATTTAAGTAAATAGACCAGCAAGATAACAAGCCCAAAGCTTTGACCCTAAATTATTCAGATGAATTCCATCAGCAGTCATTGTGTTACCCATAGATGAACTTCCTGTCAAAAATTGTTGGTATGTCATTCCGTAATAAAATGCCTCATTAAGTAGTTGGTCGCCTAAATTAATGAAGGCTATATTCGTTTCATTTACATTCGTATCTTTAATAGATTGATAAATCTGTCGCCCTCTGTAGTACGGATATGCCACGTTTGGCAATGATCCGGAATTAATCCAATCAATTGCATCATTACCTAAAAAATAATCAGCGCGCCCGTGCGGAAGTACAACCAGCACTTGAAAATCACTAAAATTGTTAGATAGAGTTTTTAAACTGAATGGCAATGCACCTGTCAAATAATTATTATAATTTTGGATGAGGGTTGCATTCGAATATGATGGTGCTCCGACCTCGTTGGCAACTGGCATTTCAAAAATAACAAAATCGGGTTTTCTATTTGAAATATCGGAAGAATTATACGATAATTTTTCCACTGACCTACCGCCCCTGCCAAGAGGAGTTACAAATTGACTGTAGCCATTCCAAAGGCATACTCCCCAGAAGTACATAACTCCCGTTGATGATTTTTTTGTTAAGGTTATTGTCTGGATACCATTTTTAGCCACGCGTTTTATCCATAAACGTCTATTTCTTTCAGCCCACGTTATCCCTGCTGCCTGACATTGAACGTCTGTTAGACCTGTTGGATTAGTCTTATGGCTTAATTCATATCCATTCATCTCAACCCAATTTATTTTATCTTCACAACATAGTAGTATACCGTTACCCCCAGATACCGCTATAATGGAAGCATCTCCATCACTAAATTTAGCATGTATTATGTTGCACTTTTCATATGCATCTGTATTCATTATGAATTGTGCTGTTGCTTCTGTTGTTGTAGATAAGTTAACTACATCCCCATCTGAACTATAGTTTCCCGTCCAATCGGGCGAGTTAAAACGTGCAGCACTCATTTTAGCCCACGTTCCGGAGTACGTAAATATACCAGAATCCCACCTATAATAAACAGGCTTATTTTTGCATATCTTATCATAGAGCAGTTTAGTCCAGTGATTATATACATTTGACGGTGGCAGTAATTTAATGGATTCCGAATCTATTGCCTGAGAAGCTTGTATTTGTCCCGTAAGGCTGTTACCAACTAAACAGATTTCAATGTCCTTTTCCATTTTCATAAATTTAGCTTTAAACGGGATTGGAAGAATATCACCAAAACAATTTTTTGCTAAAATAGATGTTGATTTTGCCTCTAAAGTATTGAGTCTTTTAAATATATCGGAATCATAATTATCTGGTAAGTTTTCGAGAATTACGCCAAAGGGGAAAGATGTACTGCTATAATTAGCAATCGTATCCCAATTGATAACTATATCGAAAGTCTTGTTTGTGTTATATCCAACAACCGTAACTCTTGTTATTCCTGTATTGATCGTATCTTTACTTTCCAAATATTGTGCAATTAAAGCGCCCCCAGTTTTAGCATTGTAAAATTGAATTAGTTGACCGTTTGCCCCAATAATATTTTTTACCGACCTTGTATAAATTGTTCCGGTAATAGGGAAGGCGTTATTCGCGTTAATCGACTTACACACCGCCAATATAGTCTTACTATCAAATAAAGTATTATCTGAGTCTGAGGAAATATAACCAACTGTATTTAAATTTCTGTTATATATAGCCTCGTTATTGATTGCTTTAGCCAAACCCATATGTAAATAAGCCTTAATGTCTTTAGTGGGCTCGAAATTAGGCAATACCGTAAAGTCGAAAGCTATATTTGGAGTTATAGCTGAGCTCAATAAATCCCAATTAACTTTCAACATTATCCCTCTATTTTGATATGTTGTAGAGCTCGTCTTTGGAACGTAAATTATTTGTATTCCTGTTTTTGGAGATGCATCGGATGTAATATATTGAAGTATAGCAGTAGAAGAATTGTCCCTAAATTGAATTAACTGACCACTTGCACCCGCTAAATTTTTCATGGTATATAGGTTTAACCCATTAACCGCCAATAAAGAAATATCACCAATAACCCACGATTCAAGAATGAATCCATTTAATTTTGGAATATCCAATTCGCTTACTCCTAAAACCTTATTGGATGTTACATATTCAAGATTAGTTGCTATTTGAGATTTTTGAGTCTGATTTAATGTTTGAGGCAAGACGCTGATGAAGTTATCAAACGACATTGATTCTACTGCCAATTTTGCAGCTTCAGCTTTCTCTGCTGCTATATTAGCTATTGTTCCTACATTACTTATATCAACTTTTAATTTCGCATTGTTTATGTAATTACCTGCGTTTTGGTTTGCAATAAGTGGGTCTAAATAAATTTTTAATGCTGAACTTCCAAATCCCTGTGTCAACATTGTTCCATCTATCGCTATTTGACAATTAGCGACAGTGTAAATACTTACAGTATTAACAACTGCAATTAAATCCTGTGCATAAAAATAATCTGATATTGTATTGTCTGAAATTAACTCTTTTCTTATCCTTATCCGAGTTGCATATGTTGCATGAACCCAAAACAGAACCTCTATATAATATCGATATAATGGGTCATAATCTGACATATATGCATCTACTATCGCATCGCTTATAACTTTATTATTTGTCGAGGATACGGGGAACTTATTAGGTACTGAATCTTTCAAATCGAGACCATTCCAATAATAACTTATATTTCCAAATAAATAAATAGTTCCGATGCTCGGGGAGAATGAAGATCCCCATGTCAAATTAGAAAGTGATTTGAATAATTTTTTTGATGTAGAGTTATAATAGTATTGTCCTTGTAGGGTTGGGGTTATGGCATCTGTGATGGAAAGTAAAGTTACTTTGTCTGCCTTTCCTGCAATGGCAGTAGTGTTGGCTGCAATGGCAGGAGTGTTGGCTGCAATAGCGATAGTGTTGGCTGCAATAGCGGTAGTGTTGGCTGCAATTGCAGTCGTGTTGGCTGCAATTGCAGTCGTGTTCCCTGAATTGTCGAGATTATTAATGTAGTTCCCTATATTTGCATCTGAAATACGATCATCTAAATATATTTTTAATATAGAACTCCCAAATTCGGGTGTCAATAATCTGCCATCAACTGCAATTTTACAATTTGCTACTGTAAATACATTTATAATATTTGCTACCCCAACCAAATTTTGAGCATAGTAATAATCTGAAACAGTACCATCTGAAATCAATTCTTTTTTAATTCTTATTTTTGTTCCATATGTCGTGTTAATCCAAAACAGGACATCTATATAATACCTATATAATGGATTATAATCAGACATATAAGCATCTACTATTGCATCGCTTATAATTTTATTATTTGTCGATGTTACTGGAAATTTATTTGGGTTTAGCTCTTTTAAATCAGTTCCATTCCAATTGTATATTAAATTTCCAAAAATATAAACAGTGCCAATAACAGGATTCACCCCTGTATCCCAAACAAGACCAGTAATAACTGTATATATTTTTTTTGTTGCAGAATCGTAATACTTTTGTCCGATAGCTGTTGGAGTTGGCGCGGTGGTGATGGATAGCAATATAACCTTATCGACTTTAGCAGATAAAACGCCAGCTATATTTACATTTTGAAAAATATAGAGATATGTTGATGGAGAAGTAAAGATAACAGAAACTTTATCCCCTATTTTTGCCGATGGAGTTCCTGCTATCCAGGATACTACTCCTTCAGTTGAAAATTCGTACCATCCATTTTTAGCAGGTGTAGGAGCAACAGCATTATAGGCTATAGCACCTAAATAACCTGAAAATAAACCTACTATCTGATCAGACAACAAAGCATCCGCATTTTGCCGTGCCAACGTTTCGGCATTGACTAACGAGGCAGCAGCACCGGTATTTTCCTTACCATTATTTAAATCAAATATAATTTTTGCAAATTCTTCCTGACCTAAAAACAGATAGGATAACTCATTATACTTTTTCAAATCCTTACTTCCTACTTTCATCTTACCTTCATCCTCTATGCACAGGACGTTATACGGGATGACAGGATTATTGAATTCCCAGTTGTAACGTGAGTCGCGGGCGATGCCGCTATATACTTGATTGGTAGTTGTCATAATTTAAATGTTGAAGGATTTAGAATTAAGAATATTCAAAGAATTATCAGACGTACCGGTTAATTTTTTTGCCCAGCCGAATCCATTCCATTCGTAACTAATCCCGTTGAGTAGCCATACCATCCCTATGTAAGGAAAACGGGGCAGGCCGAGTGAATTGTCGGAAATTGAATCGACTGTAACGGTTATGACATTGCCGTATACCGGACGACCAGCTGAATCAGTAGCAAATGAACGGATATAAAATACAGCGACAGCATAGAGTTTTATGTTTACGTTGGTATCCAAGTCGCAATTTTTAATGGAATCCATGTGTGACGGTACTTTATTCGTAGACGAATAAACTACTCCATTCATAATAGACACTCCTGTAACCATGAGCGATACATCCACCGAACTGTGAGCGTAAACATCGACTTCCGTGGTGACCTGCAAAATGGCATCCTGTGAGGGTGTTGTAAAATCGATTTGATTGCCCCACACAATGCCACCGATTTCACTTTGTGCAAATGCGCGCGCGTGATAGGTGGTTGATGCTATCAAATCGAATCCGACACCGAAGTTGGCAGACGAACCAGTGTCGAGTTTATAACTTCCGTAGGCATCATTGACAGGTTCGGCGGTATCGGATAATGCATTGAGGCTGATGGCAATTCCTTTCCAGATCAGACTGCCATTATTCGCAATGATTGCAGCATTTATAATACCGTAGTTGCTGGTAACTCCTTTTACCGAAGTAGTGACGGCAGGGGGAGCGATAACGGGAGCCGGATCGGTCATAAAAATGATTTCGGAATCGGATAATGTAACAATAGTTCCGCACTGAACATACGATTTTACATGATACGTGGCATGTGGAGAAAGGCCCGTAATAACTGCCTTGAATTTATTGGTTGCTGAATCAGTGGTTCCGATGACAAATTTTCCTGTTACTTTGGCAACAATAGGATTTTCAATGTTATCCCAACAAAATCCTTTTTCAACCGGCGTTGAATTACCGTTTAACGATGTGATTGTTCCGCTTACATTGGCAGTAGTGGATGCCTTTGTAAATGTAGAGTCGATTGAAATGACAGGGGCGTTGACCGGATCGGCAATGGTGCGAAAGGATATAATTGCTGATTCATATATATCCGATCCACATGCCAGGTACACCTCAACTTCGTAAGCCGTTTCTTTTACAAGTCCGGTAATTGAGTTTAACAGAGTTCCGGCAGAACTTAATCCGGATATCAAGGCATTGACCCATGCACCACCCACGGTACGGTAACGGAATCCTCCCGAAGTGATAACCTTACCAGCCAGGTCGGAGATTACTCCATTGAACGTGGCTGATGTATTTGAAATACCGGTGACGCTACCCATTGCAATTACGGGGGAGGTTGGTACTACAATACCCATGTCGGGGACATTGAGCGTGTAACTGTTATCGGAATAGCCGGTACCGGTGGAATTGGTGGCGTATCCGCGTACATATAGTTTTGTGCCCTGGGTGAGTCCGGTGATGGCAACGAAAAATAACTCCATTTCCATGCGGTTGTCTATTTCGGCCTGATGCGATCCGGCGATGGTTGGGTTGCCTGATAAATTCCAACATACACCTTTAGCAGTAACGGGACTGCCTCCGTTGTCGGTGACCTGTGAACGAACAGTAGCCGCGTTGTAGGAAGCACTTAACAGGGTAACATCTGCCATTTTGGGGGTAGTCGGGGTAATCAGATTGGTAGTGGTGAATGAAAACGATCTGTCGGCTTCACTGTAAATAACCGTATCATCTGATTTTATGGCATACGCCCGGGTGTAATATAGGGTGTTTTTGGTTAACCCGTTTACAATTACATCTTCAGCATCATAGGCGATTCGTTTCGATGATGGCATTTTTCCATTTAAAACAGTAGGTAACGGATTGGTACCGTAGCAAACACCCGCTTCTTTGATGGTAAAATCACCTTCGGAAGAAAAACTAAATGAGGTAGTAAATGAAGTATTTGTAATGTATTTAGGTGAACCTAATATTACTATGGGATTGGAACTGGCAATTGCCGTGGTGATCGGGTACGCTGCCGACAAATAGGTAAATGTAGCCGTTTCGGATTCACCTAACAAAGGGTTACCGTAACGGGTATAGTATGAACGTACATAATACAGGGTATTGGGAGTTAATCCGGTAAACCTGAGAAAATCAAAGTCGTGTAAATTTGTACGATTGGTAATTCCGGATTCGACGGTACCTATTAACATGGTACATGCGGCATCGGAATAGACATTTACGCCTTTTGTTTTTAAGTAATACCCGTTCCAAAACCCGCCAAACTGAATGGTGAATGATTTTGCTGATAAATCGGATGGATATATGGCAGAATCGTTGGTGCGTGGCATTTGATAGGCATAGTCCTGGTAAGAGTCGATCATTTGTTGACTGACGCTTATTCCATTGTATGACTGTCCGATAACATAATTTGCCAACCAATTTGTGTTATTGAAATAATCATCGCATTGTTTTGGATTAGAAAACAATAAATAATCGGGATCCAGGTGCGGAAAATAGGATACTCCGAGGAAGTAATTGCGACGGCCACCACGATCGAAAAAACTACGGGCGACATTGCCGGTGATGGTGTGTGCCCCGGTATCGGTTAATAATTGAAAATCGACGTTGCTTACGAATCCATCGGCAACGCGGATAAATAAATCAACAAAATAAATTGGGTTTCCTTTATTGGACCAAATGTGGTTGAACAACTGAAGCTCGCACTTATAATACGGACCTCCTGCATAATAAGAATCGATCGTGTAATATCCTGTAAGCTTTCCCAGAATTATATTGGGAGAAAGGTCGGGCGATGGAGCTTCAAAATCGTATGGGTATGTATTAATATACGACAGGTACCTGTCGCATTTACCTACCGTGATGATTGCGGTACCGGTACGGCGAACGATTTTACCGACAATACCAGCATTAAAAGAACCTTGATGATTGATATCACTAATGAAATTCATAATATTTGTTTTTTTAGATTTCTACCCAAACTCCAAACCATGTATATATTATTCCATCTTTCACCCATTTGCTACCGCCTTCGACCATGATATTATTCGTATTCGTTGAAGGATCGTTGACATCGAACGAAAACGACTGATATACGGTAGTAACGCCTCCGATAACGGGCGGAGCTATTTCGTAGCCATTCCAATAGAGATATGACCCGCGAAATATGTACACTACTCCAGTGATTGGATTTTCAGGGTTATCCCACATAAATTCGCCATCGGGTTGCGTGATGGTATATATTTTTTTGGTAGTGGCATCGTAGTATTTCAACCCGATAGACAACTGGCGTGGATCGGGGGCCGTGGTGATGGATTGCAGGGTGACTTTTGCGAATTCCTTGACCGTGGATTCGGTGATGGCTGCCAGGATGAGCGTATTGACTTCTGCGGTGGTGGTGCGTCCGGCCAGTAAGTTAGTCAGCGATATCCAAAAAGGGGACGATGTGCCATCTCTTTTTATCATGATGGATTCCGTTCCGGTGAGGGCTTCGACGAATTGAGAGAACCCTGATTTGAATTTTTTTACTATGTAGTTCATATTTTATACTCCTATCATAAAGTTATCTTCGGTGATTATATATTCGTCGTCCTCAGTAGCGAGGATGGTGTATATGGTGTTGATGTCGGACATCGGTGAATAGAATTGTTCTGTAGATACCGGTTCGATTTTGAGGGTAACGGTTTCGGGAACGGTCTGGCGAAGGGCGTGGGCGTAGTTGGAGGACGTTACCAGGCACTTTTGCTTTTTGAGGCGATCGATAAACCACGCGGAAGAAGCGGCCAACATGTCGCCTAAAAAATACAGGTCGTCGGAGGACTTGAAGCCGGTGTCGACATTGAGGACGTTGAGGACATTGGTGCGTTGACGGGCTTTGCGGAACTCCTGCAAGTCGGTGTCGAAAACATTGTATGTTGAATTATCGCCTGATTCGGGGGCGCGTGTGGCTTTGCCTGCGACTTCGATAAATTCGTACACGCCCAGGGAATTGCGGAACTTGATCAGGTAGCTTTCTTCTGAAAGTTTATCGGTAAGGCTTATTTGAATGACGTTGATACCGGCGACCTGAAATAGGATATCGGTTATGGGGGACGATGGGGTTTCGGGGGCCAATGATGCGAGCCATACCGGCAGATTGATCATGCAAGGAACACCCTCGGTACCGGCGGTAATGACAAGGCGGTCGGCACGATTGGTGGCAACGGCTATCTCCTGATTGCAGGGTGTCAGGAAAAACATGCATGCGAGTTCCTGACGGGTCATTGAAATCACGTTGGCATCGGTACGGGTGGTGAGTAGCCAGTTGGACATTGGATTCATGAACCGGTAGTCGAATGCGTTGGTACCCTGGTGGATCAGGAACTTTTGATATTCTTTACTTAATCCTCCGGGAATTACTTTGCCGGTAAATGAATATCCGGAAGTATAAACGGTGTAGGATTGTACGTATCCGGCTAAATTTACCTGACTAACGAGAGTAGCATCGTAGGTGAGGCGTACTATGTTAGCGAGAAGGTCGGAGATATCGAATGATAATTTGTAATTAAGCGTTAAAGGTTGGTAACTGGGATATACAGATATTAGAAATGATTGTCCGGCAAAAGTTATGGTGAAAATAATCATAATGGATGAAGTCGTGGTAAACTCGAAGACTATCGGGTTACGAACGAAGGAATAAGGGGCCGGGGTACGTGTTACTATCATGTTTATTTTTTTAATAACTTTTCCAAAGTCAAAAGAAACTTTGGAAAAGTTGAATAAACAAAAATAGATTAATTAACAGCGGCTTTAAAGGACAAAACACGACCCCCATCCCCTAAAGGGGAGTAAGAAAAGAAAGAGGGAACAATGGGATTTTACGACTATGAATCGAGGTATAGTTTGGTGGTACGGAAATCGGCTTCGGTGACAGTGATGCCATCATCGGATAACTCATATTTTAATACTTCACTGACAAGAGGCTGACCGTTCAACATTTTTTGTTTGCTGGGATCCCAGTGTAGTGCCTGGTAGATGGACAGGTTTACGGGGAATATCATCGGCTGCCAGGAGTTACGGAGGACCTGGTCGAATTTTTTCCAAAAGGTTTCGAATAGGCCATTTGGTCCGTGGTATGTCAGGTTGATGGTTCCCCATGGAGTTCCGGCATCATTATAACAATGTGTAGTTCCCCAGAAGATTTTACCATTGTTCGGGGCTGGATCACTGACACGTCGTCCGAAATGATAGCACAGCATAATGGGGTTATCGGTTTGTGAATTGGATTGAGTAGTGTTGTTGATGACAATTGATCCGTTGAGATTAATGGCTGGTCCTACGTAAGGCAGCAAAAAGGGATTAATACGTGTAGCAGTTGTCCACAGTGGTTGTAAATCCTTTGATGCACCCAAATCGACCTCAATCATAGGCACAGCTTCATCGGGGCTGGCAAAAGGCATGGCGGTTACATTATCGGCGGCATAATAGTCGAACAGGTCGTCGGCTAATTCGTCAAACTGGAACGCCATGACTCCATGTTCTGTGGTATATGTCCATAAATGATAGTATCTTAATTTTTTTTGAACGAAAACAATTTGCTCAAAAAAGTCCACGACATGGGATGAATAATCGGGAAATCCTGCGGAATAAGTTATGGGAAGATTTCCAAAGGATTTGACCATTTCATTGTAGTTCTTAAATTTAGGAGTGCCCAGACGAAGGGTATAATTTTGTGTCAGCTGAACCGTTTTTTGTGATTCAAAACCAACGAGCGGGGTATTCTGAATTGTTTTATCGAGCACTAAGTCGGTTGTAACAAGAAAGTCGTTCCAAAAAACTATTTTTATATCGGTACCGGTTTCGGATGTAAAAAATTCGCAGGCAAACTTATACCGCATAAAATTCAGAAATTCATTTATCGTTGTGGAAGGCACCAACTGTCCAAGATCGACACATCCATTCATGAGGGTATCGGCAACATTATTTAATAATACTGCTTTTTGTAGATCGGGATATTTGACCAGGTAATCTTCGTTGAGAGAATATCCATAAAACCAAAACAGGGTATGTAAAACTGTTTTTAATTTTATAAAGGGTGTGATACCATAACCGAGCGGAATGTCGACATTATTGGAATCGATCACAAATTGTCGTGCTATAATTCCGGATAACCGATAATGTGACTGGCCATCTGTATTGTAATTAAGTGAATTCGAAACATGATTTAAAAACCCATTCCGGCAGGTTAAATCCACACCGGTACCATCTACTTCGCAACATACGGTGAAGACTTCAAATTCGTTGTCAATAACCTGTCCCGACATGACTTTATCGAGATAAAGAACCCATTGTGCAATTTTAGCATCAAGTTCAGGAACAACCATATCGCGTCGCACACCGAAACAGGTTTTCAACGGGATATCTTTCATCCGGTTATAGAATTCGGATTCGTCGAATAAAAATGTACCGGTAATGCTTCCTGCAGTAAATGGCGTAGGCCGTTGCGCCTGGGTGATCTGAAGGGATACTTCTCGCTGGTAGGTATTTACCTGAATAATCACTTTTCTTTTAATAACTTGTTTAATGGCTCGATCGTATCGCGCAGGATATCCCAATAACTGGATGTTGTTATCGGTGTATGGAAACACGATGGGTAATGACACGGTGCCCTGGGTGGTAAGGAAAGGGTTTGACCTTTCGATACTGATAATGAATTTTTCGGGGGTATCGAAAAGGCGGCCGGTGAGTTTATCGATTATTTTCATACTGTCTGAACTTTGATTTGTGTGATTTATGGGATTAATATGATTAAGAGGGGGACAGTGGGGACTGTGCGGACTGTTAGCGTTGACCGAGTTTGTAGCTGTCGTCGACTACTTTTTCGACATATTTGAATTCATGGTAGTTGATTCCGGCTTCGAGTTTTGTATTCTTCAATCGTTCTAACCAATCTTCTAATCCGGCAATGAAATTCGAATTTTGAATGTTATTTCCTACCGGTGAATCATACCCACCATCGGCAAAACCACTGTCGGGCAATGGATTGCTGGAGGTGCGTTGGCGGCGAACGGACTCTATTTTGCGGACCATGGAGGCGATACCTGGAATAGCCATCTCGGGTTGAGCTACTACATATTCTCCTTTATGTTTTTTATTACCACTTTGTAAAATACCTGCAGGTTCGTATCTTCCCCCAGCTCCCGTATATCCTGTATCTTTGACCGGATCCCAACCACCATCGGCATAACCTTTATTCAGAACATAGGATCCGGTAGAGGTGGATGGTGAGGACGCGGGGGACGATGAATCGGTGGAAACTGGATTTTCGTCGGGAATTGGGGTGGCGATGATGGTCGCAATTTCTAAAGCTCCTGCAACGCCTGCTATAATTGATAATGGTATATTAGGAAGTGCTTCAGCGACTGCCCTTGCGGTATTGATGATGGCACTTACTAAGTTTAACGCCTTTGCACGCTCGGCTGCCTGATGGTCGATCTTGGCTTTTTTAGCGGCATATTCAGCGTCGAAATTTGCTTTTCCTTTATTTATTTTAGCCCAATTTGCAAGTTCTTTAGCGCCTAATGCTGAAGCAAAATTTGAAGCACCTGACAGTACATTATTCGCTCCTTCGGCGTATTTTAATACGTTGCCAATTTTGCCCTTTAGCGCATCATCATCTGCTTTTTTATCCAGGGCATCATAATAATCATTTATCTTTTTTATTTCTTCAGCGCCTCCTTTTGCATTATTGACAGCGTCTTGTCTTTTTGCCAAATTATAGGCTTTTTCTTCTTTTAGAGATTCTTTATTTTGGATCTGTTTGAGGGCGAAATCATAATCAGCATTTTTCAAATTGGTTTTATACATTTCAGCAATATCCTTATCGGTATCCGTAATGTATTTACCAAATGAATCGACCTGACCTTTGATCAGTTTACTGGTGGCTTCGATGGCTTCTTTAACGCGTTTTTCGTTGTACTTGATCTGTATATCGAGTACTTCACGGTCGGATGATTCCTGATAGGCTGATTTGAGTTGGTTGTATTGTTCGAGGGTTACCAGTCCTTTGCCGTACGCCTTATCCAGTTCGTCCACCTTTTTTTGTTGGGATGTGCGTACGACTTCTATTTCGCGTTTTTCGGACTCGGCAATTGCCTGGGTTTTGGCTTCTAAAAGTTTAAGATTGAAATCGAAGGTTTCTTTGGTGGCTTTTTTATCATTATTTTGAGTATCCGTAATAATTGCATTGCTTTCCTTATTTGCTTTTTCGCGATCGGCTAATTCTTTTTTTAATGTATTGCCATTCATATTTGCGAGGTTCATTTTTGCTCCTGCAATTAAATCGTCAATCGTTTTTTCTTCTTTTAAACGTTCGGCATTAAATGCTCGTAGTTTCTCTCTTGATTTTGCACCCTCTTCACCTTCTAATTTTGAGTTTTTTTCATAAATACTTCTTGTATATTCTGATTGAGATTGCTGATATTTTTTCTGGGCTTCTAATCGTTTTATATTTTCTTCAGTTTCTGCAATGGCATCGCGTTTTGTATATTTAAGTAAAAGGACCTGATCTTCTACAAATTTACGTGCCTTATCACCGCTGATAGAAATGGCATTTCCTAATTTATCGAATTGAGTGACGGCTCCCGGAATGGTAGCTCCAATTTCTTTTATGACCGTTTTTAATTCGGATTGTTCATTTTTTGAAAGTTTTGTTTTGTCTTTCAACGTTTCATACCGATCGATCAAACCTGAGGTGGTAGTTGTTAAATCATGTACCGTCAAATTTTGTTCGTTGAAATCTTTGGTTAAGTCTTTAACCGATAATAATTTCGTAAGACCGTCAGAAATTTTTGAAAATACATTCACCATTGGAATCCAAACTTTAAGCAAGCCATCGCCTACAGCTTCCTTTACTTCCTCCCATTTGATTTTATTTTGTTGAATTTGCCCCCACTGGCTTTTCATGGCGTCAGTGTTTCCACCGGTGAATTTGGTTAATCCTTCCTGAATAATGCGGTAGTTTTCGGCTCTACTACCGGTATCTTTAAATGCAAGTCCTAACTTACCAAGTGCCGAACGTGCCATAACTCCATTGACGGTACCTTTATCCACCGCGGTAGCCATATCATCCAATGATTGTCCTGAAGCGGCTGCAGCATCAACCATTAAAGGCATTAATTCTAACACCTGCTTTGTTGATAAACCAAAGTTTAACATTTGTGTTCCGGTTTTCTCAATTTCTTCGTGGCTGAAAATACCCATTAATTCCTCTGCTTGTTTTGCCATTTCAGCAAGGTCGGAATCACTTCCATGTCCTACTGTTTTAACGGCAAATCCAAGACGTTGCATTGATTTTTCGGCGGCCAGTGCATCTTCGGTCATTGAGCCAAAAAATTCGCCTACCTTCATTGCACCTGCGAGCACCATCGCCCATCCTGAAAGGGCTGATTCGGCAAATCCTTTAAGGCTGAATGTGCTCTGAACTTCCTGCGTTTTTCCTTTTAGCAGGTTCATTTGGTCGTGGGTGGCCTTGAGTTGGGTTTCGAGCTTTTTGTATACTTCGGGTGCCAGGGCTTTGGAGGTGGTATCCATTTGCCGTTGTAGGTCGGAAGCGGTTTTTTTGAGCTGGGACATGGTCATGTTCTCGAGTCCCATGGATTTCTCGTGCTCCTTGACCAACAGGGTATTGTTAGCGATTTCTTTTGAATTAGTTTTATAGGTGGCCTCGAGGTTTTTCCACTGATCGGTGTTCTTTTTTCCCTGGCCTTCGAGGTCGCGCATGGCTTTGCTGATATCCTTGTTGGTGGATATAAGTTCTTTGTTAGCGACATTGAGTTTTTGGATTTCCTGTTGTGCCTGGTTGGCATCTATGGAGAGTATCCATTTTATTTGATCATCGGTTAGTTTTGAGGCCATGGTGTTTATTTAAAGAACCCCTAACCCCTAAAGGGGGATAAGAGTGGGTTAGTATGGATTGTTTTATTTTTGTTTTAATTGATTTCCGGCTTCTGTTAGTTGGTCGTGAATGGATGTTTTGATTTCTTCAGTAAGACCGTATTTTAATTCGGGCAGGGTATCGACATAGAGCTGACCCCATACTTTTTTGTTGTAGACTTTTAGGTTTCCGAGTTTCTTCATATCGAGGAACCGGAGCTTCTTGGTGAACTGCATGGAGAATAAGGATAATCCCTGATTGGCGGCTATTGACAACGATCGTGACCGTACATCTGCGAGGATGGTGTCGATATCAGGAAACTTTTTACGTACATCGTCACCGGCTCCGGCGATGCGTTCGATCTGGATCTTTAGAACGGCATCCAAGCCTTTTTGAACGGTTTGGACGATGAAGGTGTCTTTGATGATTGTATCGGATATCATATTTTTTTGATTTTCACAGATTTAAGAAGGATTTACACAGATAAGAAAAGAGATTTACACAGATAAGAAAAGAGTTGACCACAGATTACACTGATTTCCACAGATTATGAAAACAAAGATAAATGAATGAGAAAGGGAAGGAAAGGACAGAAAAAGCCCCGGAACTTAGAGTACCGGGGCTTTAAATAGTAAATAGTAAATGAAAAAATAGTAAATGAATTTATTCTCCTAATCCAAAATTTTTATGAATGGATGCATTGATGGCGCGTTTGCGATCTTCGGCGTTCATAGACTTGTAGGAGTCCTTTTTGCTGTCGATGGTGGATTGTCGAAGAGACGCGCTGAGTTCTGCCTGACCGACTACCCAGCCATCGTTGTATGACTCCATTTCGGGGGAATCGGGATCGTTGAGGGCGCGTTCGATATCGCTGAGTGATTGTGAACTGATATGACCGCGCAATATGCTGACGGCATGCGACGCGGGTAGTGAGTGACGGCCACATTCGTAGAGGATATCGAAGGGGGTTTTATTTTCGATATCGAATGGTTTGGACTGTTTTACGGGTTCCGGGATGATTTCGTCATCTTCGTCGGGATCTTTGAATTTTTTCATGGGGGTGATAGTTAGTTTATTCTTCTAAATCGGTATTTTGCATTTCTAATTCTATAGGTTCTGATTCTTCTAAAAAATCAAGTTTAAACTGATTCTTATTCATTTTATAATCATCGAATGTATAACCTTTCGCCTGATTCATTTTCTTTTTTGCTTCATCTAAATTAAACCGGGCATCACGAAAATCATGTTGTAAAGTCTGATACTTGTCTAATTGTATTTCAATGGCACGTCCACGAACTTCGACAAATTCGGCATATTCCGAGAAATAATCATAAAGCACATTATAACATTGAAGTTTGTACGCAATAACTTCCGGACGCGCTTCATCTTTTACCCTGCTGGTATCAATTGAAAATAACCATCCGAATACAAATTTAAGAGGTAAACAGAACATTTCATAGTCTTTTCCATCGCTTCCAGTTGCCTTTGTCATAAAGGCAACTGAATTTAATATTTCATCCCTATTTATTCGCTGTCTCTGACCCTCAAAATCGACACCTAAAGCTTCACAAAGTGGCTTTATAGGAATAATCTTTTTACTCTTGTTTTCTTCGATCACTACAATCGACACACCGTTTACTTTGGCAATTGATCTTTGTTTAATTTCGGGTTTTGTTTCCATTTTAATTGATTTAGTAGTTAATAATTCTATGATACAAATATAGTGTATATAATTATTATATAACTATATACACTATATATTTTTTATTATTCATAGAAGAATCCACGGAGTTTTAGTTTGAATTGTGCGATCAGGCTAAGTGAGTTGTGGAGTTCGACTAATTCTTCATCGCAATAGTTTTGAATGTTGAGCGTGGCAATGTCCTGTATGTGGGATATCGCGGTGACGTATTCTTTTAAGAGCGTCTGTGAATTTTCGGTTTCGGGTGACATAAATTCGTCGATGAGCATGACCATTTGCAGGTTGATGACTACTCCGTTAATTGTTACCTTGTTTTCGGCTGGGGTTAGTGTGATTGTCATTGTGGGCCTCCTTTTCTGAATGTGGTTGAACCGGTAGTGATCATGCCACGAATCATCGAAATGGCGGTGGATTCGTTGTTGATCGATAATTTGGATAAACGGATAAGCATTATGTTTTCCTGACGACTACGGATAACTAATGAATGAACGGACGTGTAATGAGTTTTGAAAGCACTCCATGAATCGGTAAATTCAGGAGAAGTGAATGGATATATCACTTTTACGGGTGAAATAAATTGATTGATCATATTTCGCCCCCTTCCTTTACTAAGCTTTTTTCGAGTTCCTGAATGTGAAGGGTACATATAATCCCCTTGCTGATCATGACATAAACCATTTCAACATCACTTTGATGGATGGATAAATCAATGCGTTTGTTACCGTTGGCCATCTCGCTGATAACATTGAGCATGGTTTCACTAACGGATTGTACACGGGCACGTTTGTGGAAAATTTGTTGTAATGAAGATACAACCGGATGGTTCTTTTGATTTTTAGCCTCTTTGAGACTGGATCCTGTTTTGTTCATTTTGATTGATTATTTGGCTTTTATATGTACAAAAAAACGGCTGTACATTTACCGGTCGCCAAACCATCAATCATAGAGCAGTGCTCAAAAATCGAAAAGTAAATAATACAGCCGTCGTTTATATTGACGCAAAAAAGGGAATAAAAAAACCCTCTTTAAAAGGGCGTAGTTTTTAAGACTACTCTACATCTGATAGTTTAGCGATGCAAATGTGAGAATAATATTTTAATTGACAAGCATAAGTTTAGTTAAAAGATATTATTTGTTTAAATTCTACTCTTTTATACAAATAAACTATTTATTTCAGAATATATCCTTTCAGTATATTTCCCTGTTTTCAAAGCAATAATAAATTCCCTTTCATTATAAATTATTCTGATAAATAATTCAGATAAATTTTTCTTTTTTGCACCCAAAGCTCCACCAATTAATAATCCAATACCACCGGTTAACATACCTCCTATTAAAGCACCGGCAACCGTTTTTCCGGCTGATCTTGATGTCGCTTTATCAAATGATACATCTATTATATTATCTTTTTTAATAGATATATTTTTACTATTATTTAATAATCCTCTTGATTCTAATTCAATAGTATTATTACAATAATCTATATAAAAACTTGCCTTTTGTGGTTTATTCCAACTTGGATGTCCACCATCATATTCAATATCATAAACCATAAAATTAAATTTAAAGGGTTAATATTATTTGACAAAGATATATAAAATTACAAAAAAAATCCTCACATCGCTGCAAGGATTTTAATAAGTTACACCGGTTTAGGGGTAGGGGGTTCTTTTTTCTCGGCGGCAATGCGTGCCAGGCGGTTATCTACCTGTTGGCGAAAATACTCGATGTTGTAATTGAGTTTGTCAATCAGGTCATCGTAGGTGTTTTTACCGGATATCACTGCTTTGGCGTTGATAAGCAATACCAGGGAGTTGTAATTGGCGTCGATATGTTTCCGGTTATCCATTACATTGAGCGTTTTGGCTTTAATTTTTTCGGCTCCACGCTCCTTGAAATAATCGGTAATAACGATGTTCGATTCAATCAACGAGACTAACAGATTTGACAGGCCAATTTTGGCAATATCATCCTGATAGGTAGATTCTAATTCGTCATGGCGTACGGCAATCAACGTGCTTTGCTCCTGATACGGAAAAGTACGCATGTTGCCGTATTTATTCATCACGAACAGCACTCTTTTACCGGCATTTCGAATGGTTTCGTCGGGATCGAGCGCGGCTGATTTTACCTTTAACCTGAGGCTGGATTCTATTTCTCCACGCTGTTGAATGGAGTTTTGAATTTCCAGTGTCTTGTCACTTCCCCGGGTGCGGGACATGGCGGTGGTTTGATCGAGCACATTATAACTGTAATCGGTCATTACCGGCAATTGATTCATTTCGGTATTAGCGTTTACTAATCCGATCACAATGGTGTGGAACTGGTGATGCTCGCTGTTGTTGAGCCTCATCAAAGAGAATTTTGAGATTTGTTTCATAATTAATTGATGTTTTTTTAAGAATTCAACCCCTAACCCCTAAAGGGGGATAAGAGGAAGACTTAGTTGGTTAGATAAATCGTGAATTATTTACTATTTTATTGATCGATCATAAAATATACGCAAAAATATAAGGCAAAATAAATACATAAAAGGACATATTTTAAAGAACCCCTAACCCCTAAAGGGGGATAAGAAAAGAAATAAAGAACCCCTAACCCCTAAAGGGGAAAAAAAGAAGATTAAAGTAGCAAGTAGAGCATCTGGAGGAGTGCTCCGTATCGTGCGGGGGTGAGGTGGTGAATGAGGTCGGTGCGGAAATGGAAGTCGATCAGGGTGTCGTATATTTCGTCACGGGTACATCCCTGAAATATTTCTTTGATCACCATTACGAGTCCTGCGGGTATGCATGAGTTAGAACGGCCGTAAATGTGCGCCACGTCGTCGATATAGGTGCAACAAAAATAGGTGTTACTCATGCAGCCCTGTATTTTGTGAGCGGGGATAACGAGGTGTTCGGGCATGGGTGGCAATTCGTCGGAGAGAGCCATGAGGTAGTTGAACCGGTTGGGCCATTCTTCCAGAGAGTTGAATATATCAACAAATTCATTTTGGCGTTGTTTCAGGTTCATGGTTTTTCTTGTCTTACTCCCCTTTAGGGGTTGGGGGTTCTCTATTTTACTGAATTTTCATTGTCAAACAGGGCTGTCCAACCCATGCGACCCTCGAATAGTTCGGGGATAATGGGGACTATGTTGGCGGGAAACTTTATGAGCTTCAGGGCACAGGCGTCGAGGTCGGTTTGGTCGGTCTGCATTTGTTCAAGGATCGCGTTGAGTATGTTGTTGCAATTGTTCATCAACAGGGCTTCGTTCAGGTTATCGTTGTTGGACATGTTGTATTCGCTGCATACGCTGATTCCCATTTTTTCGGAGACGCCATCGGTGACGGTAGAGTCGTATGAAAACGCGCCGTATTCAATGAATAGGGTGATACCGCGTGCATTTTTTACGGAATCGCGTACAAACTTTTCGTTGGAGCTGACAATAAAGGCACCGATAGCGTCGATCACGTTATTTTCGCCCTGATCCATGATATCGGCTACCATCTCATCATACCCGGCACTACGGCTGACGGCTGGTTGTGAAAAATGATCCTGCAACACGGATTTGGGTACGAACCGTGAGTAGTAGCGAAAAATATTGAGTATAAAGTCTTGTTTGGTCATTGGTTGATTGGTTAATTAGTTAATTGGTTAATTGGTTAATTGGTTAATTGGTTGATTGGTTGATTGGTTGATTGGTTAATTGGTTAACTGGTTAATTAGTTAATTGGTTAATTGGTTGATTAGTTAATTAGTTAATTGGTTAACTGGTTAATCGGGTAATGGTGTATGCACTTATGCCGGTTTGGGAGGCGAGTTCGTCGATTTTTACGCCGGAACTGAGGGCGGTGTTGATGGAATCCTTCAGGGCTTTGACCTGTGCGTTGTAGAATTCGATCACGTTTTTATCTTCGACAAATGAATAGCCTTCTTTTTCGAGGTAAAGCAGTATTTCGGACATGCCCAGGTTGATCTTGGAACTGTCGTCATCGTCACCGGTTTTTGTTGATTCGTAGAGTACGCTGTAAACAGGATGCTCCCGGAAGAACATGACAATGGAGGTAAACCAGTACATCACTCCGAAGGGTATTTCGGGCGAGTAGGTCTTGACACGGTGCATGGATAGGTCGTAGAGCACGCACATGATTTTATTCAGGCAAAAGGTTTGTACTTTCGGGTCCTCGGCTTCACGGTAGGCATTGAGCAGGTCCACACAGTCGATAAACTTACGTGCGGTGATGTTGGTCTCCACTGTGACATCGCGGTCGAACGTCGGGGCGTCTATCCATCCTGAGAGTGGGTTGTGGTTGAAGTCGTAATTGGGTACGATCTTGTTACCGTCGAGGGTGAAGGCAAATTTGATTTGTTCGGCCAGTTGAATGAGGTTGAATTGAATGTTTTCCTCGATTTCCTGTTCGTGAGCGAGCATCTCAATGAACCGTTGTTTTCCTCTGAATATCCGGTAAAAAGTGAGATAAAACAGGCGTTTGGTGCAAAAAATAAAACCCCTTTTTAAAGATGGTCGGTAGCCGGTGAGGACTATGAGGACGTTGAGCCGAAACTGAAACGGGGTGATCTCGTTGGAGAATAAGAGCATCAGGTTCCGGAACACGGCGGGGATGTGATCGGGGCGAATGTCATCCCAGGAGTCGGGGAGGGAAATGGTGGTGCGTTTTAAGGTTATAACTTTCATGGTTTAGGGGACTTTGGGGACGTTGGGGACTATATTAGGTATTATGTATTATGGATTATAAATGGTTCGCACACTCCAGCCGAATAAAATGCAGCTGCTTTGAGAGCTGTCGATACTTTTTCTTTTGTTGGTATATCATTGCTTTGAATTGAATGTAAAGCACCTAATGCGTAGGGAGCACCACAACCGCATGACAAAATTCCATTCATGCTTTCGGCAACCTGATAATCTGAATAAATTTCAAATAATCTGTTTTTATAGGCAACTAAAAAAGTACCTCCCATGTCTTCTCCATCTTTTGTTTTTTGCATAAACCCTCCATCAACAAAACATTTTCGAATAGCATCAATAAAATCAGTACATAAGTATTCGTAAATATCCTTATTCTTGATTTCAGGTAGTTTTAGTGAAAACCGTAATAACTGAATCATCCGGAATGAAGATGTACATCCGATTAAGAATGGACCATTTTTAAAGACTTTAGGGTCTTTTCTGATCGTAATTTCATAACCTGAACACCCTGCTGAATCAGCACCCATAGTTACTGTTTTAGTTTTCTTATCGATAAATCCTACAATACATGTCATAATTACAATTTATTTAAAGTTATTATCTTCCTGATGGAGTTGGTGGATTACATGGGCGTCCGGACGGTCTACTGGGTGTAATGCATTGAGCCATCGGTAATGTGCTTTGTGCTAAAATTCTTGGTTTTGAATAATTCATATTAATATGTTTTAATTAGATTTTATATTTTGTTATGTATATTCATGACTAATTAATAAACAAATGAATCGTTTTCACAACTTCCTTGTGGTTTATAGGTCTGAGTAGAGGCGCGTCCCTGGGTTTCGGTGATGGCTTCGGTGGATAGCTTCAGATCCAGGGCACGCCAGTAGGCATCGGCTTTGGTTTGGAACGTGATGGCTACTTTTTCGCGTATATAGGTTTCGGATAGGTCCTTTTTGTTTTTGGAGTCCATCTCGTTGTTGATCTCGAGGCGAATGGTTTCGGGCAGGCAATAGTAGGACAGGCGAATGCAGGCACGTGCCATGGTTTCGTAACACACTGCCCGGGCGATGTCGTCGGTCTTTTCAGGGGCTTTCTTGCGGGAGAGTACGCAGTCGTTCCACACTTCGCGAACTATCCAGGAGGTATTTAGCATAAAGTATTCGTCGGAGATACCGAGCCACTTTTTGAAGTCGTCGAGCTTCACGGGTATTTCGTTGATGGATTTTTGAGCGGCTGAATTTTTCCAGTCGGTAAACCGCTCGACATTGGCTTCGAGTACCTTGATCAGCTGATTCATCCAGAACCATGCATCGGTGATGAGTTTATTTTCGAGCTGGTCCTGTTGGTATTTATAGATCGTTGTTTCGTCGGTACCCTTTTTGATCGTAATGCCGTCGTTCCCGATTTTGGCAATCAGGAATATGGTGTGGTGATACATGGCGAAATTGGCCATCGCGTACTGCAGGTGATCTTTGGCGAGGGCATTGAGTTCGGCAGCAGTGGGGACGTTGGGGACATCGGTGACGGTGGTGGCTGCCGTGGAGGTACAAATCTTATCGTACAACGCCTGACCGATAAGCTGAGCTAATTCGACACCGATTTTGAATAACGTACTTTCGATGTTGTCGTAAGCGAGCGTTACATTAACGCCAGAGAGCTTTGATTTAAAGTCGGCGGCGAAGGAGGAACGGGTGAATGGGATATTTAGGGCCATGGTTGATTATTTATAGAACCCCTAACCCCTAAAGGGGGATAAGAGTGGGTTAGTATTGGTTATTAATTTATCTTTCATAATAAACTTGGTCTTTACACCCCTTTAGGGGCTTGGGGTTCTTTAGGGGTTCTTTGGGGCCTCTGCTGTGGCCGTATTCGTCAACCGGTCCTTGGGTGTTGTTTCCTGTTGTTTTGCCGGGATATCGATCCAGAAGCCTAATTTTATTCCCTGAGCTTTAGCTGAAGGAAAATTGATCTGAATAGCCCGGTTGAGTTCCTGAAGAATAAAAAATTCGTCCCATGTGAGCGTAGATACATACAACAGGTAATTGTAGTACACATCGGCACCGGCAAGGGAAATGACGCCATCTTTATCGACTCCAGTTAATGCTCCGGGAATACCCAACGAAGCAAGCACGACCTGGTCGGACCGCTTATCGTTGCTGTTGATTGATTCGATGAATTCTTTGAACTTACCGGGGAAATCTTCGAACTTCCATGGATTATCACCCCACTGGGTGGTAGCATATAGTTTGCCCTGGTTCTTTCCTTCGCCGGACATCAGCGAAGTAATACGTTTGAGTTCACAGTTGATCAGGTCGTCCACCATCGTTTCAAAGAAGCGGAAAGGTTTACCGATGTCGTCCACCAGCTTAACACCGCGGTATTCGGTTTGCAGGGGCGTATCAGGATCACCCATCAGGTTGTTGGAACAAATGCTCTCGAGTATCGTTTTTTGCTGCATGTACCAGTCGCCCGGGATAATGACGTGAACGTGGGCATTGAGGGCATTTTTATAATATGAGTTGGTGTACTTTGGTGCCAGGTTGGACGACTTAATGTATTCGGAAGCTCCCTTGAACCAGTCGGAATATGCGTATACCCATTTGGTAAAATTTTCGTCGGCATTGAAAGCGATCGAATACGGATATTTAAACGGGGCGCGTGGATCGAAACGCGGGAAAACGTCGTACTGGTGAGAAGATATGTATAACCAATCACCAACGATCACGGACTGGCAATCTTCCATTTTAATGCGACGATTGACGAAATCACCTACGGCAGCGGGACGGGCTTCGTCGGAACCGACATACGACAATGCATCAATCGAAGCGGGTGCACCGATACGACGTCCTTTGTTCATGTTGTATTTTGTGACACATGTTTTGACGAAATAATAGTCGGTAGCGAGTTTTTTGAGGTATTTCCAATAATGTGGATATCCTTTTTCTTCCCAACTTTCGAGCCAGTTTTCAATGTTTGAATCAACCCAGGGAACCCTGACGCGGCGTTTGTCTTTTCCTTCGCCAATGGTTTGCTCCTGATACAGGCGCGGACCTTTTCCGAATAAGAAATTAACCTGTTTTTTTATCAGTTGAGGGATTAACTTATGTTCGCCTGTTGTGGCTGCCACTTCCTGAGGGTACAAGTTATGTCCTTCGCCCCAATAGGGTACATTAAAATCACCAAGGCGCATCGAAACGCGATCGTTTGTGTATTTGCTGTACAGGGTCTGAAATTCGCGGGTAGTGATATCCTGACGTTCGGATACTCCCTGGATCTCGAAAGTTACGACATTGGCCTGTGAAATAGCCACACCGCGATGGTTGTTTACCCAATCGACTTTTATTTCACTTTCAGGGATTAATTTTTTCATATTCATTGATTTATTCAAAACCATTTTATTGTAAGCCACTCATTTGAGGGTGGGAAAGCTATTTTGCGGATCAGTTTTTTAAAACAGGTACGGGCTTCACCGGTATTGACATTTTCGAAGAATAAGTAATGATCGGAATTTACGGCTAATCCTTCGGTTTTCATTGCTGGCCGGATACGGCAATCTTCGTATTTGCGGATTTGTCCGTACTCATTTCGCTGTAAATCGCAGGTTATGAAAATAATGGCAAATGTGGCTCCGGGAATGAGTTTAATATTGCGGATCCGCGTAAATGCATCGGTACCTGAAATTGTTTTTTCCATATACAAAAAAAGTCGAAATTGAGGGATTTTAAAAGGACAGAAAAGAAAGAACCCCTAACCCCTAAAGGGGAATAAGAAAAGCCCCGAAGAATGAACGTCGGGGCTTTTATTGAATCATTCAGCAAATGATTGATTAATAAATTTACCATTTAAATCAAAATATATATTTGAATAAAAAAAGGTATAACCTATTAATTTTTTATGTTCGCCACTTTCTAAATGTAAATAAATTGTATCACTTAATTTTTTTTCAGTAAGTTTAATACCAACCGATTTGTAAAGTTGTTTGAAATTTTCTAAGTCGTTCATAATATAGTTATTTAGTTAGTTTGTTGAATAGGTCCCCGCTCCCATGACTGTGACAGTACGACGGTCTGAATCGGGTAACAGGCGACTGAATTCGCCCCATAACAGGTACATAAGAGCAGATGCGATCTGGGTGGAGTAGAATGCCTGATCTTTATAATCGAGCAACTTTTCGGAGCTTTTGTCGAGTTCAATTTTACCTTCAGTACGTTTGAGCGGTGAATGGTAAATACTCGATACGGTTGCTTCACACTCATTTTCGTCAATCATTACATCATCCCGGTTGCCTTCGTTTTTGCCGAATAACAGATTTAACAGTCGGTAATGTTGTGAATAGAAAATCGTGGGTTGTCCCAGGCTCATCAGGGTAACGTTCCAACCGAGCTTCTGTAAGGCCGTTTTAAGCAAGATGGCATCGGTGTCGTTCAAATCCCCGTTCAGGGCATAATACTTGCGATAATGGGGGTCACGTTGATTCGCTGCCCTATCGTAGTGCAAGATGATTGTCTTTTTTCGTTGATATTTGAAGAATTCATTGAATTTAAGTGCCATTTCTTCGTGTTGCTCCGGATGAATGACCCACATATCTTTAATAAGCCTGAATTTCTTTTCTTTTTTATTGCGCTGGGCGATGACCATGCTCGAGAACGGTCCGGGATCCAGTCCGATGATCAACGGTTGATTTGCATCCCAATATTTCAGATTTTTGCAGGAATGATCAAACTTCTGATCGACTGACAACTTATCGATGTGCTTGTAATTGTATCCATCGTCGAATGTGTGTTCTTTGCCAAATCGACCGAAAAAACGGTCTTTAACCATGTTTTTACGAATGGCCAGAATCGACGTGTTGAGTTTATCGATATCCTTAATGGATTTAATTTGATTTTCGATATAGTCGATCCCTAAAATCTTAAGGTTCGAAAATGAGGATGCCCGGGCATAGAAAGTCTGACCACGTCGGAGTTCTGTCAATCGTTTTTCCCATCGATCGATAAATGCAGTTAGTTTTTTGATGTTCTTTTCATCGAAATTCTTCTCGGCAATTATCAGGTCCGATTTACGCATGTCGACCTCCCTGGCAATTTCCTGAATGCATTTAATGAGTTCGATATTCATATTCGCTTCATAGCGTATCCACCAATCGTGGTCGGTCTCAAAATTGGGAGTGGATGATATGCCGGTAATGCCCATAAAGTAATGAGAATGCCCAAATTTTGAACGATCGGCACGCAAAGCAGGGATAATGCGTTCGGTGAATTTATCTTCAGGAATACGCAGCATTTCGTCCACTAATAAATGAGCGGCATTCTTACCCAACATGGATTCAGGTCGATCGCAGGATACGAATTGAACAACGCACCCATTGACAAAACTGATGGTATGCTTCCAGTTGTCAATATAGGTCGAGCATTTAGCGAAATGTTTAGGGGGTTGTTTGCCTATTTCGAAGTAAATACCGCGCTCATAATGCTCATAGAAGTACTCCATAAGACCAGGCAGAATGTTTTCGAATATCGATATGTAGGTCGATGCAGCCAGTACAATGACAGCACCCGGCATATCATTCTGTATACGATCCAGGCGGGGGGCTAATATGTGGGTAGTCTTACCCGATCCACGCCCTAACTCACAAAATAGAAAGGTAGGATCGGCTAACTTTATCTGGATCTGAATAATGGTCAGGTAGACAGTCAGGAAGATATCCAGTGCATACTTACGTATTTTCATTGTCTTCCCCCTCTATGTCTATGTCCAGTTCACGCGATACCTCTGTCCTTAACCTGTCCTTATCGGTACTACTGATATCAAAGTCATTGATTAGTTTCATTGCCTTTTCGTATGCAGGCAACAGTCCTTGCTTCTCTATGCCCATACGCATGAGCTTCATATCGGCACTAACAATCTGAGGTTTGAACTTAATACGATCGGGGTTTACTGCATTGCCCGATGCCAACAGATTCCATGCCCTGGCATCTTCTATGCATTCACGCGCTTCCTTAAAGTCATGAGCAACCAGGTTAACTTCAAACAAACGCATAACCTTATCGGCATAGAACAGGTTCCATGCTTCTGAGGTTACGGAACAATCGGCATTCAGGTAGTTGATAGCATCGTATATCCGATCCTTGCAGGTGGATACAGATAGCATGCGATATACACGTTGTAGTTGTTTGGCACATTCGGTAATCGATTGATACTTCTTAAGCAGGTTGGATGCTTCATTTACCTGGAGTATGTACTCTGCCAATGGTTGTGGAATACCAACCTGTTTAAAGTCTCGTGTATCCAGGAATCTTTCTACAACTTCAACAGGCAATTTACGTAAGTGATCTATCATTGTTGATTTGTTTTGTTCAAAGTTAATAGATGTGCTTTTGTACCCAAAGGACGAAACGAATGGTTTTTGAAACAAAACGAATCGTTTTTGGGATGTTTTTCCTGTTTATTCAATTGAATGTGTAACTATCTGATTGATAGGTGTAAATCATATATCCCCTTTTTCGGGGATCCTTGCATTCCAAACCGCGATCTT